CGCTTGTTTGTGCCTTTCTCATGACCATGCGGTCATGGTTACCTATTATAACTTTAGCTACAGGAAATGCATTACGCCAACGTGCTATACGCTTAATTGCTAGTTCTAGTTCATCTGCACCACCTAGACCGTCAGCACTAGTTTCATGATAACTACTATAGTGATTGTCTATAATATCACCAATAAAAATTACTTTACTACAATTATGTTTATAGTATTGTTCTATAGTAAAGTCTAAATATTCGTCTAAATCAAACGGACAGTGTAAGTCACCTATAACTAATACATTATTACTACTATGTTTACGATAGTTTAGTAATAATGCTTCTTCGTCAGGTTTTAGTCTATACCTGTTATTTCGCATTTTTTTTAATTTTTTCTAGCCCACGACTTCCAAAATATGCACCTATGCAAGTAATTAACACAATTTCTAATAGGCTTACCCATTTATCAGCTACAACAAACTTTATAGCGCCTGCGTCAATAAATATTAATAATGTAGTACTAACAACTAGCCACGCTAGTACTAATGGTCTTATATTGCGTGGTAACCAGCTATCCTGGTTATTATCAGACTGCCAACGACTAGTTACTTGTTCTTCTATATTTTTTTTATAGTCGTTTATTAGCTTTGTCATTTCGCGCTTAGCTAGTTCTTTTTCTTCTGCGCTAGTATGTAATTTGTCTATAGTGTTGCCTACAGAATTTACTAAGTCTGTTGCACCTGTGCTAAATATTTTTTTTAGTATACTCATATGTTAATATAACCAGCAGGCGTCTACTTTTTCGTGGTCGTCGTCTACATGTATAAAAAATTTGTCAATACCTGTACGTCTACCTAAACCTACTTTATGTAATGCGTTTAAAATTTTTGCTCTATCTACACTATTGTCACAATATAAGTCTACTGCTCTACAAGGTACTTTTGCGTGACTACTACCTACACGACCGCCTACTTTTAAATTGTGTTCTTTTGACCTATAGCCACTTGTTACTTTAAAAGGTATGCCTGCTATGTCACGCGCTTCGTCTAACTTGTGTAAAAATTTTATACACATTTTACCACCTTCAGACGTAGGTAAACCACTAGAATTATCTGTAGGACAAGCAAACTCGTCAAAGTTAAAATAATTAAGCATATTTATATTTTACAATTATCACAAAGACCTATGCATACTTTTTTAAAAGTTACATAGTATAATATGTTACATAATATTTTTTTCATGTTTTATCTTTTATGAATTCTAATATTGTATCTATTTTACTTTTTATGTATTGCATATCTTTTGCGTTGTTTTCGTGATATTTGCTAAATTGCGTTTTTACCTCGTATATCGAAAACACAAAAAATTTGTATAGAGCATAGCAACTAGCTAATAATAAAACTAGTGTTATGCCGTAAGTTTCTACTAACTTTAATATTTCTTCCATTATCTACCTTGACCTTTATATTTTTTTTTATAACCTATTTGACCTTTACTAGCATTTTTACTATGCTTACGCCTTTTTACTTTTGTTTTTGCTCTATAGCTTGATATAATTTTCCTAGCCATTATTTGCGCTTATTTCTATAATATATAAACCTTTCTATAGTATAAACTATTGATATAACTAATAATAGTATTTGTAACACTTGTTCTACTTGTGTAAAACTTATAGATAATGTTATACTATTTAGACCTAGTACGTCTGCATTTTCTCTTATTAGGTTTCTCATCTTTTTTATCTAGGTAACTTTTAAGCTTAGTTACATTTTCTTTTTTTGGTTTATACATTCAGATCAGGTGTTAAAAAATCTCTAAGTGTTATACGTCTAAATTGTTTATCACGCCCTATATTCATACCACTAAAGTAAGCTTGTGTACTAGGTGCTATGTCTGCGCCTGTATTTGTGTTAAATTCAGGGTAGCTACTATTATTGTTGCGTAAATATTCTATCAATCGTTCACTATAATATTCTGCTGTGTTTTGTATAATGTTACGCATATATTTTATATCTTCTAAACTAGCTGCGCTACTTGTTTCGCTAATTTTTCTAACTATATCTTTATTCATTATTTTATAAGACAAAAACGGCAAACATTCATATAAAGAATAGTGTACTAACACAGGTTGTACATATTCGTCTATTAAAGTTTTATATACGCCTGCAATACTACCAGCTGCTACATCACTTTGTAGCTTTTCATATAAATCAGTACCTAAAAGTTGATGCACATGTATATCTTGTGCTACTTTTATATAAGGTAACAATAATTCTACATCTACGTTGCCGTTTATAGTAGTGCTTTTTTTAATTGTGTCTTCTGAAATAAATAGTACTGCCATTAGTTTAGTCTTCCTTTTCTAGGCATATCAATAGGTGCTTGATATATACGTTGGTCGTTTTCTTCAGGTCTAAAACCTCGACTACGCGCCTTTGTTTTATTAATTACTTCGTCTGTGTCATAATTAGGCGTGTCACCTGCTTTAGTAACATAAATTTTTCTAGTAAATTTATGATAACAATTTACGCCCCCTTTGTAAAGCCATATATTATATGTACCTGATCCACTACCTTTAGGCGCAAATTTTGGGTTTGCAGCTATACTACTAAGACTATGTGCTTGTCCTATTATATCTTCTTTACGATAAATTTTATTTGCTGCAATCATTTTACGGCAAAATTCACGTTGCGCCCTATGACTTCTACTTTTAGGTGCGTACTGATACCTTACACGGTATAAGTTACCGTCTTCATCTTTGCCGTCTTGTTGACTTCCTCTTTTACGTGCTTCACCTGTTCTAGTAAAATTTAGTTTTTTAGCAAGTTGGTTTAAATTGTATTCAAAGTCAAAATCTTCGTGTTCTTGTTCGTCGTCAACTAATTCTTCTTCGTCTACTAACGTCCAGTTTTCTAAGTCTTCGTCTTCACCATACTTACCTATAAAGTCTTCTAATAAAGTAACTTTTTGTAGCTTTTGTTCTTGTGCTACAGTTTGTTCTTCTCTATCTAACGCTTCGTAGCCCATTTCTTCGCGTAATTCGTCTTGCGTTAACACTTCTTTTAGTGTTTCTGCGTCAAATATAGCATTTAACGGCTGCGCGTCTTTAATGCTTATAGGTGCTACTATATCATTTACTGCTAAAAGTTTCTTAAACGCTTTTAAAATAATGTTTTGGAAAGGTTTTATAACTGTATTCATATACAATTCGTAAGCTTGTATAAGTTCGTTACGACCACCTAATTGTCCTTCTGTTTTAACGCCTAATAGCATAGGGCTAGTTACCCTGTGACCTATCATTATATTCTGTATACACAATTCGTTAAGTACTGTATATTGTTTGTCTGCGTTAGATACTTGTATAGGCACTATTTCAGGCTTGCTATTAGCGTCGTCGCTGAACGTTAAAACCATTTTGCCGCTATTGTTACTGCCGCTAAACTTCTGCGTTATTTGGTG